GACGTGATGGCGCGCACCGACCTGATGCAGCTTTTCGCCTGCGCCGACAAGAGCAAAGCCTGCTGGGTCGTCAAGCATAATCACCAGCCGACCTCGACCACGAAGATGGATGGGCAGGTGCAGACATCGTACTGGCGCAAAAACTGGTCGAGCGTCGTGCTGTGGAATTGCGATCATCCAAAGACACGCATGCTGACACCGGACGTGGTCAACCGCGAACGCGGCCTGTGGCTGCACCAGTTCACGTGGCTGGACGACAACGACATCGGCGAACTGGACCCGAGATGGAACCATCTCATCGGTGAAGTGCCGCCCGATCCGACGACGAAGCTGGCGCACTTCACGACTGGCACGCCGAACATCGCCGGTCACGAGCGCGATGAGTTTGCAGACGAGTGGCGTGCCGAACTGGAAAGCTGCGGCACATGAAGTTGCTGGTAGTCGGGCCGGACATTCGTGACCGCCGCAAGGTCAAGAACTTCACCGGCATACAGGCGCACTACCTGATGCGCGAACTGCGCAAGCGCGGCGTTGAATTGCACTTCATCGATCCGAAGCCAGCAGACGAACTGGACTACTTCGCAAACGTGGACCCGCAGGGCTGCGATCACGTGCTGGCGCTCGGGCTGCGCTACTTCACGCACCATCCTCCCGGCTGCGCCGCGATCCTCGGCACCAAGGTGCGCGGCAAGGTCACGCAGATGCACGATGGCCTCGTACACGACTACCTGTCGCAGTACATGATCGGCGTCGATTGCAATTTCATGTTCAGGGATGACGCGACGCGCACGCGCGACTGGAAACGATACGCCGACAAGAACTGCTACATCGGCTGGGCCGCTGATCCTGATCTGCTTTACCCGCAGCAAAAGAAGGGCGAACTGCGCATCCTCATCGATCACCCGTACTACAAGCAGGGCACGCCCGACATCACCGAGGCAGTCACCATCGACGCGGTGACGTTCGCCCGTTTCGGCGGCTGGCAGGAACGCTATCGCTCGATCCGGCTGCGGCGGCTGGTCAATGGCGGTGCGCAGGACATCGACACCCGGCACCCGACTTTCAAGCCGTTCGACCGCAAGCACATCCCGTTTGAGGACATTGCAAACGAGTACCGGCAGACCAGCGTCTACATGGTGACACACAAGGAAAGCGTCGGCCTGACCTGCTTGGAGACGGCGTACTGCGGCGCGCTCACCTGCGCATCGACGGCGCTGATCTATCAGGATCGTCTCGACACCATCCGGCACGTGCAGTACGAAGGTGTCCGCGCGCCGTGGGGGCACATCCTCAACACGATTGATCCGGTGCTTTCGGCGGAAAAGGCGCGCGTCCAGAGTTGGGACAAGGTTGCTGACCGGATGTTGGCGTGGTTCGCGCAGCACAATGACTGACTTGATCGTCGCCTGCGTCCGCACCGGCACGGCCTACGGCATGGAGTATGTCGTGCGCCTGCGCAACATGGTCGCGCGGCACCTTGCCAGACAGCACTCGATAATTTGTCTGACAGATCAAGAGGATCGCTGCGAGGGCGTGGCGTTCATTGACATAAGTCAAATCGGCCTGACCGGCTGGTGGGCCAAACTCATTTTGTTCGCCCCGGAGTGGCGCGACACCCGCAAGGTCGTCTATCTCGACCTCGACACGGTCGTGATCGACAGCCTGCTGCCGCTGGCAAACGTCGCGGGCGAGTTCGCAATCACCGAGAACTACACCCGCAAGGCGGTCAATCCGGCCTATCCCTGCAAGTACAATTCAAGCGTCATGGTGATCGGCGGCGGGCAGACCAGCTTTGTCTGGCGGCGCTTCGAAGCAAAGCGCGCGGAAATCCTGTCGCGGCATGCACGCTACGGCGATCAGGCGGCAATCGAGGAACTATATCCGGCTGCGCCCTATCTCCAGATGTTGCTGCCTGCCGAATACTTCTGCAATTACAGAAACTTGACGAACCACCCGCCGAAACGAGCGGCGATCATAAACTTTGGCGGCAGGCACAAGCCGCACAATTGTCTGATCCCTTGGGTGCAGCAGGCGTGGTCATGATCATCCCGGTCGAGGATTTGCAGATCACCATGATCGATGCCGGTGACCGGCAGTGCATCCACATTGCCAAGGGCGATGGCTTTGAGCCGGACAGCCTGAAGGCGTGGGCCGCGCTGGTAAAGCCGGGGATGGTCGCACTCGATGTGGGCGCGTATACCGGCCTGTACTCGATTGTTGCTGCGCTGCGCGGCGCAAAGGCAGTCGCGCTGGAGCCGATGCCAGCAAATCGCTGGCGGCTCGGGATAAATGCCGACATCAACAAGGTGTTCGTGATGGTGCATCAAGTGGCCGCGTCCGACCACAATGGCCCGATGCGGCTCAACTACAGCCGCCACACGCCGCTCACGACAGGCGGTTCGCTGGAGGGCGGGATCGAAGGCCACACCGACAGCATCGAGGTCAGCGCGGTAACTATTGACAGCCTAAATCTCGCGGATGTCGCGGCGATAAAAATTGACGTGGAACTGCATGAACTTTTTGTACTACAAGGCGCTATGTCAACAATCAGCAAGTTCCGCCCCCCGCTGTTGATTGAAACGCTCAACGACAATATGCGCCGCGACATCATGCGGATGCTGCCGCGCTACGAGGTGGCGGCGATCCTCGACAGGCGCAATACACTTTTCACACCAAACAGGAGGTCGTGATGCCGCAAGGGCCATTCGCAGGCACAGCGTATCTGAAGTATGACGGCGGGATGTTGCCGCTGCGTGGCAACCTCACCGTGTCGGCGACACCGGTCGAGCGCACCGGCATTGCCGGACAGGACTACGTTCACGGCTATCAGGAGTTGCCGCGCGTGCCCTTCATCGAGGGCGACGTGTCAACGCTGCCGGAAGTGTCGCTCGAAACGCTTGAAGCAGTGATCGATGCAACGGTCACGGCAGAACTCATCAACGGCACGACCTACGTGCTGCGCAATGCGTGGACCAAAGGTCCGCTCGAAATCAACACGCACGATGGACAATTTCGAATTCGTTTCGAAGGCGTGTCCTGCGACGAAGTGCGCTGATCACTCTGGAGGGAGTAGATGGCTGAAGCTGCGAAAAAGGTTGCGGACGAAGTTGAAGATACAGCGCCGACAAAATCGGCGGATGTCCTTCCGGTGCGGCGGAAGGAAATCACCATCAATCTTCTGACGCCAGTACAGGCGCACGGCGACATGGTGAAAACACTGACGTTCCGCAGGCCGACTGGCGGCGACATCATGGCATTGGGTGACGACTACCCGATCCACATCGACTGGCAGACAGGCCAGATCAGGCCAAACCCGCCTGCGATGGGACAGATGATGTCAGTGCTGGCGCAGGTCCCGCCATCGACGATCAAGGCACTTGATGCGGAGGACTGGTCTACCTGTGCTCACGCACTGATGGGTTTTTTCCCGCCGGGGCCACAAGCGATGCAATTCTGAACTGCTATCGACTGGCTAAATACTACTCGCGTTCCCCGGACGAGTTTCTGGCAATGCCGCTCGATCACATCGAGCAGCACATCCGATGGACCGACAAGCTGTTGGTGATGTCGGACAAAGTGAGAACGCGGGATGGCTGATGATGTCCTGAGAATGCGGGCAACGGTTTCCTCAGAGGAAGCCCTTGCCAACATCCGCGCCATCGGTCGCGAATTCGGTCTGCTGCCGCAGAAGGCCAAGCCGCAGATCGATCAGCTAAATTGGAGTTTCAAAAATCTCGGCGCGACAATCGGCACTGTTGGCCGGGAGTTGCGCGGCGTTGTGCCGGGACTTGCCGGTTTCGGGCTGGGTGCGGCTGGCGTCGGCATTGCCGTTGGCTCGCTGATCCGCACGCTTAATTCCGTCTCCGAAGGAATTGTTCAACTCAAGTATCGCAGTCGAGAACTTGGCGTCGCGGAGAACGCGCTGCGCGGCTTCAGCGTTGCAGCGCAGAAGGCTGGCATCGCGCCGGAAGCGTTCGACCGGGCACTCGGCACCTTCAAGCGCAACACCGAGGACTTCGCCCTGCGCATCGGCAACGTGCGCGAGGAAATGATCCGCATGGGTGCGGGTCCTGTGGTCACGCGCATCAATGCCGCCGCAACTACGGTTGACAAGCTGAAGGTTGCCTTCGATTTCAAGACCACGCTCGACAAACTCGATCCGTCCGGTGAGCGCGGTCGCCGCTTTTTTGAGGACATCGGACTTGGCGCGGAAACGGCACGGCTGTCATGGGAGGAATTGCAGAGTTCGGTTCGCAAGCCGATGTCACCGGAAGCGATTGCAAGCGCAAAAAAATATAACGACGCGCTGATCGATCTTGGCGAAGCATTCACCGAACTGAAGCAGACTTTCGGTACAGCGATCTTCCCAAGTCTCGCAGGCGACCTCAAGAGCATCACCGACGCAATCGAACTGATCAAGCAGGGCTACGAGTGGTGGAAGGAGATGAACAAGCCGGTGGCTGGCTCTACGGGCCGGACACCACTGCTGGTCATTCCGGGTGTCGGCAGCATTGGCGACCCGCGCTCTGGCTTCCGCGAACTTGAGCAACAGGTGCCGAAGGATCGGATACCGGCGCTGCCACCGGGGGGCGGCACGTTTGGCGGCGGCTTCAGTCCGGTTGCATTCCGTGAAGGCTTTGGCGACGGCAGCGGTGCTGATTTGAGCGAAGGCTCACGCATGGTCAAGGACGGCGTGTTCGCCGCGCTGGTCGATTTTCAGGGCTACGTCAGCGGCGGTGGCGCACCGGCAGGCGGCGGCATGGCAGGTGGTGGCGCGCAGCAGGTTTCCTTTGGCGGCATCAGTGGCGGCTGGAGCGGTGGTGGTGGCGCTGGGACGGCACCGGCAGGGCCAGCGGCGGCACCGCCGATGGGCGGCGCAGGCCCGAGCGTGTCCGACCTCGCCAAAGCTGGTGCAGGCGGTACGGCGCGTCCGATGGAGAGCCGGGGCGGCTCCGCTGGCATAACCGCGCCAGCGGGCACGCCAATCCAGCGTGGCGGCATGACTACGGTCACCACCTCGGGCGGGCGCAAGTTTCAGGTCGATAGCCGGTTCGCCGCGAACTTTCAGGGCTTCATCAACGACTACGAAAAAGCTGGCGGCGTGATCGGTCCCGAGAGCGGCACGCTTGGGCAGCGTCCGCACAATCCGAGCGGGCATCCAATCGGCGCAGCCATCGACATCAATCAGGTCGGTTATGGCGTTCGCGGCAAGGGTGGCGCGACGTTGCCGGTCGGCACAGAAAATGCACTGGCGGAAAAGTGGGGGCTTGTCTCCGGAGCAAACTGGCGCAGGCCGGACACCGGACACTTCGGCATCAAGAACGTCGAAGCGGCGCGGCAGGCACTCATGCGCAACGGCGTTGATGCTGACACCGCGACGGCCATCGCCACGCAGGGACAAGGCTCCGACAGCGGCAAGACCGTGAAGGGGTCGGTGTTTGGCTCAACGCATGGCTTCCGCGATCCGTCCGAGCCGCGTGGCCGCAAGACCGCATCCGGCGTGTCGAACGAAGTCCCCGGCATTGCGCTGCCCGACCGCTCGACATTGGGACAGATGTTCGAAGTCACGACGCCGGACGGTCGCAAGATCATGCTGCCACAGACCGATGTCGGTCCGGCTGCGCGCACCGGGCGCGGCATCGACATAACGTCATCAGCCGCAGCGCAGATGGGCTACACCTCGAAAACCTTCCCGACCGATCAGCCGTTCAGCTATCGCCGCATCGATGCAGCGAACAGCCCGAACCTGACCGCCAACGGCACCGTCAACGTCAACGTGACTGCACCACCGGGGACAAAGACCGACGCGCGAAGCGACGGCATGTTTTCGGAAACGAAGATCACAAACTACAAGCAGATGCAGCCGACCGAAAATCCATCGGTCCTCGCAAGGCCGGGAGGTTAGGTCGTGAAAATCAAAGACCTGCACAATCCGTGGCGTGACCTTTATGACCGCGAACCGAACGCGCAATTCGGTCATGCGAAATTTCGCAGCGCAGAGTTTTTTGTGGAGACGAACTCGCGCGCAGGCGGCAGGCGCGTGGCACTGCACGAGTACCCGAAGCGCAACGTGCCTTACGCCGAGGATATGGGCCGCGCCGCAATCAAGTTCGCGGTGCAGGGCTATTGCATCGGCCCGTATTACTTGACCGCAAAGGACCGGCTGGTTGATGCGCTGGAGCAGAACGGTCCCGGCACGCTCTGGCTCCCGCTGATGTACCGGATGGAGGACATCGAGGTGATGGTGAACTCCTACGCAGTCACCGAAAGCCGTGAGCGCGGCGGCATCTGCATGGTCGAGATGCAGTTCATCGAGTACGGCGATCCGGCCTACCGCGAGGTGGCATTCACACCAGCACAGATCGATCAGTCGGCGCAGAACGCCGAGCGCGCCGTGACCGGAGAAAAGACGGCAACGACCGACGAGGAAGTTGCGCCGTACAACGACACGTGGGTTTCAGGGATGCCATCGCAATGACCGAGAACGACGAGGTGCTGGCGATTGTCAAGCGCATCACGCCGGTCGTGATGTCGGCGGCGCTTGAGCAGGGCACCGTCGCGCACGCCGCGCTGCGCCGCATCGTCGGCATGATGAACGTGGACTACAACATGGTGAACCTGCCGACATTCACCACCGTGTTCGGCATGGCGCTTGATCTGGCGCGGCGCTGCGCTGCAACGCTTGTCACGATGGACCGCGTGCGCAAGGCGGCGCTGGCCGAAACGCCGCTTACCCTGAAGGCGACCGGGATTGTGCTGGCAATCGTGCGACTGACGCTGGCGGCTGAAGCACGCATCCTTGCAGCGATGACGTTCCGCTCGCGTGACGAAGTCGATCAGATTGCGACATCGCTAAACGATGCGTTCAGCCAGACCGAGATGGCGGCAGCCGATGATCTAAATGCCGATGTTTACATGGCACTGCTGCGACTGCATGGCGATGTCACGCAGCACCTTGCCGACAGTGGCCGTCAGCTTCCGCGCGTCATCAATTATCAGTTCCAGATGGTGATGCCGTCGCTGCGCATGTCGCAGTTCGTCTACGCTGACCCGACACGCTCGACCGAACTGGAGCGCGAAAACAATGTCGTGCATCCGGCCTTCATGCCGATGACCGGCAAGATGCTGGCGGTGTGACATGGCACCGCGTTTCATCCCCGGCACAACCACGCCAGCGACGCCTAGCATCAACAGGATCGGCGGGCCGAAGGATGTGGCGACGTTGCTCGTGCGCGGCGAATTATTCACCAACTGGACCTCGATCCGTATCGAGCAGCACGTCACCGAAGCGTTCCCGAAGTTCATGTTCGAATGCACCGAGGAAGCCTCGCTGCCGGTGAGCGTCAACGCGCTGCAATTCGTTCCCGGCGATGTGGTCGCAGCCTTTGTCGGCGGTGTGCAGGCGATTTTCGGCTACATCACCGAGCGGCACGTGGCCTATGACGCCAAGACGCATGGCGTGCGCCTGATCGGCGTAGGCGACACCTTCGACCTGACCTCAAGCATGGTGCCGCTGGAAAAGCTGGGCGGGCATGACGGCAAGGGCTGGACCGAACTGGCGAAAGATTTGTCGAGCCATCTCGGCATCCGCATCATCCCGAAAGGCGCGGTTGACAATACGCCGTTCGAAAACATCCAAGTGCAACCGGGTGAGACGATCATGCAGGTCTTGGAACGCTACGCCAAGATGCGCAACATCGTGATCGGATCGAATGCGACCGGTGGCCTGTTGGCGATTGGCGAGAACGAGGCAAACTCAAACGGCCTGCTGATCGAAGGCAACAACATCCTGCGCGCAAACTGTGTCGTGCGCGACCAGATGGTCTACAAAAAAATCTATGCGGTTGGGCAATCAACCGGGAGTGACAGCGCCAACGGCGACCCGCAGAACAAGCAGGTCGCGCAGGAGCAAGGATCGTCAACGCGCAACCGCTACATGATCACCGTGACCGATGTCGCCGACACCGAGCATGGCACCAAACGCCGCGCGCAGATGGAGAAGGTGTTCACCGAGGGCAGTCAGATCGAAGCGCAGATCACGGTGCAAGGCTGGTTCAAGGACGAAAACAAGAGCGATGAGGTCTGGCGCGCTGGCGAGTATTATCACGTTGAAAGCCCGATGCTGATCTTGCATCAGGTGCTTGGTTGCTCTGGCTGTATCTACGAGCAGAGCAATGCTGGAACGACCACGACCCTGATCATGGTCGATCCGATCCACATGAACGGCAAGCGCAACTATCGAGATGCCGTGGCCTATGAAGCCTTGCAGCGGCGCACTGCCGCGCAGCAGGCCGAGGCACTGCGGCGCGATCCGAACGCGACACCTTGAGGGAAACATGAACAGAAACAGCCTGTTGGAGATGTCGGGTCGGCTGATGCACCACGCTGTCCGCTTCACACTCAACAAGCACAACGACAATCCGATGATGCAGGAGATGTTTTTCGACGGCATGAATTCGGAGGGCCGCAATCGGGTCGAGCGCGTGCAGAACTACGGCTTTTCATCTGCACCGCTGCCGCGCGACGAGCAGGGCGCGGGTACGCAAAGCGGGACTAGCGGGGGCGTCGGCGGTGACGGCGAGCAGCAGTCAAAAGGGCCTGCGGCTGAAGGATTGTGCTTGTTCATGGGAGGGCAGCGCAATCATCCGGTCTGCATCGGCATCGATGATCGTCGTCACCGCCCGATGGGATTGAAGCCGGGAGAGAACGCGCAGTACGACGACATCGGCCAGATGACGCTGCTGCGGCGTGCCTTCACCGCGATCCTGTCGCTCGATAGCAAGGACAGCACCGGCAAGATGGTCGAGCGGTTCGTGTCGCTGCGGCATGTGCAGAAGCAGCCGCAGAAGCGAATGGCGGTCGGCAAGCCATCGCAGCAGATCGGACCGATGACGCAAGAGCAGTTTCGTGCCCGCCAGCGCGAGGCCGAACAATTGGCGGCAGAGCAGGCGGCGGAAAACGACAAGTACAAGCACGAAGGCGACGCGGTGAACACCGAGGTGCGCTGCACCGCAAACCGCATCGAGTTTCGCACAGGCGACAAGCTGGTCGGCACCTACGACAAGGGCGCGAACCGCTGGGAGTTGTACGAAAGCGGCGGGCAATTCCGCATCATCATCGACGGCACAAAGGTGGTCGGTCAGTTTGGCGACAATAGCAAATCGTTCCGCGTGGATAACGATCACACGCACATTCGGTTTGGCGACAATGCGATGTGGGTGAACAGGGATGGTTGCTTTTCGAGCACGGCAATCGTGGTCGCGCCGGACAATTGCAATTAGAGGGACAGATGTCGAGCGACGTTCGCTACCTGCAACTGGCCGACAAGAAACCGTTTCGTTACGCGGTCGAGTTGGACTGGCTGTTGACGGATCAGAACCTGATCGCGGACGGCCTCGATCTGCAATCGGCGGTGATCGTCGCACTCGGCACCGACGCGCTGGCTGGCGTCAGCGACGTGCTGCCTGATCCTGACGCAAGCGACCGGCGCGGATGGTGGGGCGACATTGATGCAGAGGAAATCTGGAACGGTTGGCCGGTCGGCTGCAAGCTGTGGCTTTTGTCGCGTGCCAAAATTATCGGCCCGTTGGCGCGCGAAGGCTCGACCATTGGCCGTGCGCTCAGTTACACGCGCGAGGCAATGAAGCCATTCACGCAGCAACGTATCGCCGCGCAGATCGATGTGGCGGCGGCGCAGATCGACACGCAGCGCATCGATGTTGGCGTCATCATCAGGCGCGGCCCTGCCGACACTATCGAGTTGCGCTATGCGGAACTGTGGGAAGAACTCGGGAGAGTGTGATGCCGTGGACCACACCGACGCTCAAGGACGTTCGCAAGCTGACGCGGGACTACGTGATCACGCAGCTTGGCGCAAAAGCCATGATCCCGAATTCCGTGCTGCGCATCATGTCGGATGCGATGTCGGGGCTGACGCATTTGACACTGCTCTACATCGACTGGCTGTCGAAGCAGCTTTTGCCGGACACCTCAGAGACGGAATGGCTGGATCGGCACGGCGACATCTGGCTGGTCAATGCCGATGGTTCGACCGGTCGCAAGGTGGCGACATATGCCCGAGGCAACGTGCTGTTCACCGGATTGTCCGGCGTGGTTGCACCAAGCGGTACAATCCTCAATGCCCCGAACAGCGTGCAATATCAGACTGTTGCTGATGCTGTACTGAGCGCGCAAGGGGCAACCGCGCAGGCAGTCGCGTTGACTGCCGGGACGGTCGGCAATCTTCAAGACAGCCAGCCGCTCGCAATTGTTGTGCCAATTGTCGGCGTCGAAAGCGCCTCGCTGTCCGGCAGCATGTCGGGTGGCGTCGATACCGAGACGGACGATCAGTTGCGCGAACGTGTTCTGCGCCGCATCCAGCAGCCGCCGATGGGCGGCGCAGCCTACGACTACGAGGCATGGGCGCTGGCATATCCCGGCGTCACGCGCGCATGGTGTTTCCCGAACGAGATGGGCATCGGCACCGTGACGGTGCGTTTTATGATGGACGATCTGCGCGCCGACAACGATGGCTTCCCGCACGAGCAGGACTGTGCGGATGTCGAGCAGTACATCAGCACAAAGCGTCCGGTGGCGGTGAAGGACTTTTTCGTTGTCGCGCCGCTGAAGCAGTTCATCACATGCGTCATCGACGAACTTGTCCCCGACAACGACAGTATGCGTGGCGAAATCGAAGTCAGTCTCAACAAGATGCTGTTGGAATTCGCGGCACCGGGACAGACGATTTTTGCGGCGTGGAAAAACTACGCGATCATGAGCGCCCCCGGCATTTCGTCGTTCCACATGGCGAACACCGAGGATGACGTGATGCAGTCCCCCGGCCACATGGCCGTGCTCGGGAGTGTTGTCTATGACTGACCGGCACGTCAGGCGATCCGGCGATGACTACGCGCATGCCATGCTGGCACTGCTGCCGCAGGGGCAGGCGTGGCCGCGCTCTATCGGGAGCACGCTGGTCAATGTCGTCACAGGGCTTTGCCGGTATTGGGGCTACGTTGACAGCCGCGCTGCGGATTTTCTGGAGATAGAGGCCGACCCGCGCATTTCAGTCGAGATGTTTCCTGATTGGGAGCGCAATTGGGGTTTGCCTGACCCATGTTTTTTCGGCACGCAGACATCGCTGGCCGAACGTCATCGCATCCTGATGCTGAAGATGACGCTGCTTGGCGCGCAGTCGCGGGCATTCTTTGTCGAAATAATGTCGTGGCTCGGCTACACCATCACCATCAGCGAATACGCGCCGTACATGTGCGGCGTGTCAAAAGTCGGCGATACAACGCGCGACGAAGCTGCGGCTGGCGGCGCAACCGGCAACATGCGCTGGTATCTCGGGCCGCCAGAGATGCGGTTTTACTGGTCAATCGGCGTCGGTGAAGTAAAGTTGCAGTGGTTCAGGACCGGACCAATCGGCGGTGAGGTCGGTGTCGATCCGCACCTTATCATCGGCATGGCGGGAGAGGTGCCCTGCCTACTTGAGCGTCTGAAGCCAGCGCACACGGAAATTGTTTTCGACTATTCAAGCCTGCAAACAGGCGGATCAATGGCAGGTACACCTTAAAGGGGGTTTGCAATGCGCTATCACCAGCCCTACGGCATCACCGACACCGATGCGCCGTACATCAACGGCGATCCAAGTCTCGGGCGGCAAGGCTCGATCATCCCGGCAGAAGCAGTCGAGTATCCGCAGCGCGAAATTGTTGCGGCAATCGAGGCTGCGAAGATTGCGCCGGACGACGCAAACCTCGCGCAGCTTCTGAACGCGGTGCGCAGTCAGCGGATGAATTACGCGCTGGCGACTAACACCGCCGCCAATGTCGTCGAGGTCGAATTCGATCCGCCGATTGCCAACACAATGACGCCGGGGATGCCGCTGCGCATCAAGGCTGCGATGAACAATACCGGGGCGGTCACGCTCTCTGTCGATGGCGATGTGCATGCGATGCGCTATGCGACCGGTGCCGAGTTGCTGGCCGATGACATCAGGGCTGGCGTGATTTTCGAAGCGGTCTGGAATGACGCCGGTTATTGGGAGTTCAATCCATATGCGAGCGGTGCGGCTGGTGGCGGCGGCAGCACCAACACCTTCGTCAACATTCCCTACGTCAACGACACCGGCACGCCAAACACGCTGGTCGCGAACTTCGTTCCGGCACTCACGGCACTGGTCGGCGGCACTACCGTTGAAGTACGGCTCGCCAACGACATCACCGGGGCATCGACAATCAAGGTCAATGCGATGGCACCGGTTCCGGTCCTGCGCGGCAATGGCACGCCGCTGCAAAACGGCGATGCCGCGACGGGGCAGATCATGTTGCTGATCTATTCCGCTGTGCAAAGCGCGTTTCAGTTCTTTGGCATAATTCCGAAACCAGCATCCGGCTTGGGTCCGGTCGGCAGCATCATCCTGACTGCTGGCAATGCGGCGTTTCCCGGCACGCTGAAATTGAACGGAGCGATCCTGCCACGCTCGGGGCATCCGCAGCTTTATGCTTTCGCCGCCGCGTCCGGTCGCATCGCGACTGACGCTGATTGGACAAATCCGGCCAACCGGTACTGGACAAGTTTCTCGTATGGTGACGGTTCAACAACTTTCCGGTTGCCGGATTTTCGCGGCGAGTTCATGCGGTTTTGGGATGACGCGCGTGGCGTCGATCCGGGGCGGGCGCTGTACCAACAGCAGAATTCGCAGACCGGTGAAATCGTCGGTGCCGGTTCGATAGCCGTTAGCAACGTGATCTGGCCATCGGACAAGACGGCGCCATATGCCGTATATACTAATCCGATTGTTGGCGGGATTGCACACGACCTAAATTCTGGTCCACCCTATGACACATTTCCAAAATCATTTACAGGAAGCGTCAGCCTCAACCTCAATGTCGGACAGGAGACGCGGCCACGCAATGCGCCGGTCGTGCCTTTGATTGTGGATGGTTGACATGCAGGTGTTCTGCTTCGACTACGAAAGCGGGGCCTACACAGGCGAGCAGACGCTCGATGTGACGGATGCCGATCCACGTTCTCCCGGCACGATGCTCGTTCCCGGTAACGCGACATGCACACCGCCGCCGCGTTGCGGCAAGGGCCTGTGGCCGGTCTGGCGTGACGGTCGCTGGCTGGTTTGCGAACTCGCGCCCGATCCACTTGCAGATTACTACGCGAATTTGTGAGGCAGCATGTCAGAAGCCGCAGAAGTCCAGATCATGACGTTCTCGGATGCCGACTTCTCTCGCGCGTTCCAGTGGGTCATCAATGGCATACCGTTCGACTTCACCGGTCACGGCCTGATGATGATGGTGCGCAAGCGGCCCGATGACACCGAAGTGTTCGTGTCGCTTTCAAGCGAAGATGGCGACATTGATTTTTTGCCCGATGTCGATGGCAAGCTGACCACGTTCAACATTCGCATCCTGCGCAAGCAGACCACCGACATGCTGGCTGGCGATTACGTCCACAGCCTGATCCTGTTGCGGCCAGATGGATTGCGTGAGGACATCTGGCGCGGCACATTGACCCACGCCATCGGACCAACACGATGACAAGCGTCAAGATCATCTCCGTTCCGGAGCAAGGCCCGATGGGGCCGAAGGGTGATCGCGGTGATGATGGCGCACCGGGGACACCGGGGCCGCACGGCGCAACAGGTCAGATGGGGCCACCCGGTCCTCCGGGTTTGCCGGGAGCAAAGGGCGATCAGGGCGACCCCGGCCCTGCCGGTGGTCTTGGCGACGGGCCGTCAGACGGAAAAATTTATGGCAGAAAAAATGCGGCATGGGTGAAGGCCGTCGATCCGGCTGGCGACACGATGACGGGGCCGCTGGCACTCGCGGGCGATCCGGGGAGCGCGCTCGTCGCGGCACCGAAGCAATACGTCGATGCCGGTGATGCGGCGGTAACGACCGCGTTCCAGAGCGCCGACACGGCACTCGGCAACAGCAAGGTGGCAAAGGCGGGCGACGTCATGACCGGCGCACTGACGCTGGCCGGTGACCCTGCCAACAATCTTCATGCCGCCTCGAAACAATATGTTGATGCTGCCGTTGCTGCGGCTCAAGGCGGTTTCCCTGCCGGGACCAAGATGTTGTTTCAGCAAACGGCGGCTCCGACCGGATGGACGAAGCAGACGACGCACAACGACAAGGTGCTGCGTGTGGTCAGCGGCACTCCCGGCTCCGGTGGCGTGATTGCCTTTTCGACGTTCCTCGGTCGCACCAGCACGGACGGCGTGACCCTTAGCACGGCGCACCTGCCAGCGCACAGTCACACTCTAAGAGGTTCTGACAACTCGATCCCCGGTCAAGATGCTTTTTCCGCCTCAAACTGGTTCGGAGGTTATGCGGGCGATCAATCCCACTACTACATGAATGGTGGCTCGGGCGGCAATATTTACAACACGGTGGCTGTTCAGGGCACCGGCTCCGGTGCTGCCTTTGCTGCGGGCATCGATTGCCGCATCGCCTACGTCGATCTCATCATTGCAACGAAGAACTGAGCCATGAAAACAGCAACCATCTCGCGCACCGACAACGTGGTCTACATCGACGGCGTGGCCGTGCCGGTCGATTGCTCTGACATCGACCCGGCTGTTCACGTCATCCAGTGGAACGAGGAAGCGCAACGCGGCGCAATCGAATTCGTCGATGACGATCCGAATGACGGCTTCAAGGAGCCGAACCAGCCAATCGACGACATTTCGGCGTGGCGGTCCTACATCGACACCGCAGCAGCGACTTTGCTGGCTGCAAAGCAGAGAGGCGAGCCAGATGCCGCAGACAGTGCAGAAGCCACGCGGTCCTGACGGCCTGATCTGTCCGCTGCATCGCGCCGCAATGTCGGCGGTGTGCGACAAATGTCCGTTGTGGATACACGTGCTCGGCAAGCATCCGCAGAGCGATCAGCCGGTCGATCATTGGGATTGCTCGCTTGCTTGGATGCCACTTTTGCTCATCGAAAATTCGCAGATGCAGCGGCAGACCGGCGCGGCGGTTGAAAGTTTTCGCAACGAGATGGTGCGGGCGAACGAGGTGTCGCGCGATCTTATTATCAATGGTGGTGGCGGCGGCAGTAAGAGGCTGACCTGATGGCAACCGAATTTGTCGATACCGATGATGTCGTCGTCATCGCTGTGCCAGAGCAAGGTCCAATGGGGCCGAAGGGCGACGAAGGCGACGTTGGCCCACCGGGACCGCAGGGCATACCGGGGCCGCGCGGCAGTACGGGTGTGCCGGGGATGCCGGGGGCACCGGGACCTGCGAGCGAGATACCGGGACCGGAAGGTCCAGCGGGACCGCAGGGACCGGCTGGCGCGGACAGCACCGTGCCGGGGCCGCAGGGACCGCAGGGCGCAACAGGTCCGCAGGGTCCGCAGGGCGATCCCGGCGCGACAGGTCCGCAAGGGCCTGCGGGACCGGTGCCCGAAGCACCGACAGACGGCAAGCTGTACGGGCGTCTCTCATCAACATGGGTCGCTGGCGTAAAACTCGCTGGCGACACGATGACGGGGCCGCTAATCCTCAACGCGGACCCCTCGAACGTCCTCGGCGCGGCAACGAAGCAATACGTCGATGGCAAGGTGATCGCGCCCGCGACGGTCGCGCCGGTCATGGACGGTGCGGCGGCGGTCGGTGTCGCTGTCAAATATGCCCGCGAGGATCACGTCCATCCAACCGACACGTCACGCGCGGCGGCTTCGGCAATTCCGGTCGCCGCGACCGCTGCCGAATATCTCGCCAACTCCGCACCGACAAAGATGCTCACGCCGGGAGCGGTGTGGACTGCTGGTAATCAGCTTCAGTTGACTGATGCGGCGACCGTCACACCGGATTTTTCGCTAGGTATTGATTTTCAGTGGACTATTGGTGCGGTCGGCAGAACGCTCGCCAATCCACTCAATGCGAAGCCGGGACAGAAGGGCATTCTCATCCTACGTCAAGACACTACCGGAAATCGCACGATCACAACATGGGGAAGTGCTTGGCTGTTTCCGGGCGGCGTAAAGCCGACGCTGTCAACGGCGGGTTTCGCTTTTGATGTTGTCTCATACTTTGTCCTCTCTTCGTCGCTGATCTTCTGCACCTTCAACGCGGACTTCAAGTAATGCTGCCGGGGATCACACCAGCGTTGTTGTTTGGTGTCGACGTGTCGCCCGGCAACGACGCATACACCGTCCTGCTAATGCACTTTGAGAACCTCTACGACTCATCACCACGCGCTCATGGTGCCCCGTCGATTGGAGGCTCTCCCCCAGCGGCTGTTTCAAGCGCACAGAGTAAATTTGGCGGCTCGTCGTTGTTTCTCAACGGCACAAATCAAAACCTACAATATGCCCCTCACGCTGATTATGACTTCGGTGCTGGAGACTTCACGATTGATTGGTGGGAGTACCGGCTGTCGAACGCGCAAGGCCGTAGCGTCATCTGCCGCAACAACAACCAAACCGTCATGCCGTTTTTGGTCGGCTACGAGAACGCGGGCAATGTCTCGGTCTATTTGTCCAGCAACAATTCAGCGTGGGACATCACAAACGCAGCATCACTAGGTCCTGCCACGCTCAATGTGTGGCAGCATTTTGCTCTCGTCAGGAAGGGCAACACATTCACCGGATACAAGAATGGCATACAGACTGTACAGTGGTCATCGTCATTGGCATTAGCTGCCGGTTCTCTGCCAATGCCTATCGGTTTCTTTACTACTGGACAATTTTTCCACGGCTACATTGACGAACTACGTATCAGCAAAGGCATCGCCCGCTGGACCGCGAACTTCATCCCACCGACGCAAGCGTATGGCCCCGATCTGATCACGCGGGCCTTGCTGCATTTCGACGGCAGCGAAGGCGGGCTGACGATGACTGATAGTGCGCTCGGCCTGATCTGGACTGCGCGAGGCACTGCAAAGAAAACGACAACCTCACCGAAGTTTGGGAGTGCATCACTTTTCTGCGATACGGCTGGATGGGTCGATACACCTGCCAGCGGTTATCTCGATCTTGGCGCCAGCGACTTCACCATTGATTGCTGGTTTAAGGCGGCTGGTGGTTTTGGCACAAGTCGCTACATCGCGGGGCAATGTCCCGCCGCTGCTGCCCCGCTGGCGTGGGCGCTTAATTGTACGACCGCCAATGTTTTCCGCTTCATCGCGTCAACATCAGGCAGCGCCAATGATGTGACGGTCCTTGGTACAACTGCAATCACCGATAGCAACTGGCACCACATTGCAGTCACTAGGTCTGGAAGCACGTTTAGACTGTTTCTTGACGGTGTGCAGGATGGCGGCAACCAGACACTTGCAGGGGCGCTTTTTGCAAGCCCAGACAATCTCACCATCTGTCGGCGCGGCGATCAGGCTGGTCAGGTGTGGAACGGACAGATTGATGAATTTCGTATGACTGTCGGTAAAGCGTTGTGGACCGCAAACTTTACGCCGCCGACCCTACCGGCTGGTACTGACGCCGATAAGTATGCGACGAAACTCCTGCTCCACATGGACGGCGCAAACGGCTCGACGACTTTTGGTGACTCGTCAGCGTCAACGAGGGGCAACGCCGCTGTCACCA